CCGGAACATTTTCGAAACTCAGAGCAAAGTCACTAAGGTTAAGAACCCTGAAGGCGAGAAGAAATCTGCCCAAGGCACTATATCTTCAACCCTAGAAGTGTTGGCCCCATTAGCCGGTCTCGTAGGGACAATGCCACTCGCTGCCCCTTACGCAGATACATTTTCTGTGTTGGCTAGTACTGGAGCATCCGTCGCCAAGATGTATGGCTTATCCAAACCCACAACTGAGGCCATGACGCAAGTCGGCAAGATTAACCCGTTTTCGGACATCGCATCTGGTAAGGGTATCGATACAGGCATAAAGCTTGCTATGGACCCTGAAAACCAAATCTCCACCAAACCTATTGTTGGAGGTATTTCAGCGGACGAAATGGAACTGCGACACATCGCCGGAACACCCATGTTAACGCGAGTTGTCAGTTACCTCCCAAATTCATCCTCCGCCCAGATTGCCACCACTAGTCCCTTCGATGACAACATGTGCTTTGTCGACTTTCTTAGCAGAAATTTTGCATACATATCGGGATCGTACAAGTACAAGGTATACATTACTGCCTCCAACTTTCACACAGTTAGAGGCGTTTTCTGGCTGTCAGACACATCTGCTAACTCTGATTGGGCTGACTGTTACCACAAGGTTGTTGATATTCAGGGTGACACCGAGGTTGACTTCACAATTCCTTATTGTGGAGCCCCCATATCCGAACCAACCCAGAACACAGACGTCTTCTCCGTCTACTTTAAGATCATCACTTGGTCGCAACCTGATGCCGCCATTTCTGCTCCCATCGCACTTAATGTTTACAAGGCTGCAGGGTCTGACTTCCGTTTTGGGGGTCTCAAGGAAAAAGTTTTCACTGTTCAGTCCAACCCAAGAGCAGATTTTGCTGCAGTCTTCGAACCATTTGAGCCCAGCATGACTGGCTACGTCCACGATGGCTTGTTGTATGGTGAGGAGTACAAAACCCTTCGAGAGGTTGTTCATAGGTATTGTGCTGTGAAACAAACTGCAACGGACACCTCAGTCCCTGCATATGATGGTCGAGGTAATTTTGCCGCCAACAAATTTTGCGGTTTGCAGCTCTTCGGTCTAATGTTCAGATTCTTCCGAGGCTCCACGAGGTTCAAGATCGTCAACAAAACCCCCACAAAATTGATGTCTTGCTACCTCAGTGACTCGGATCAGAGCGCCACATACTATGGTACTGGTATCACCAGTTCCACCAACCCGCTTCTCGAGATAGAGGCACCTTACTATACCAACAATGCTTTCTTGGACACGACACCATATAGCAATGATGGTCGAGTTGTCAACTTTGCTGCAACAGATTCCTTTCTGTTTACGGCAGCAGGGGATGACTTCTCTTTCCACTTCCTCCGTGGCCCCCCAGTCGGCACTTTTGAATCGACGCTACCTGCAGGATCTGGTGTTGCTGGTTTCCAGACATACGTTAATTCGTAAGCCCCCAGCAACTGGTGGTTATTCTTGATTCCACCTACCACACGACTTATAGTCGGCCGGTCTCCTACGTGTTAG